GTCTTAAAGGCATTTTTAAAGTAAAAAAGAATCCTCTTCCATGGGTTGAGGAAATGATTAACGCACCAACACATACAAACTTCTTTGAGAACCGTGCAACCGATTATGCAAAGGGTGCATTATCAGGTGACTGGGGTGATGTTTGGGCTAACTAAATGAAAACCTATAAAAGTATATTCATTAGTGATGTACACCTTGGTACAAAAGATAGTCAAGCAAATAAACTTAATAATTTTCTAAAACATAATAGTTGTGAAACACTTTATCTTGTTGGAGATGTTATTGACGCATGGAAAATCAAACAAAACAAATGGCGTTGGAAACAAAGCCATACAAATGTTGTCCGCAGAATACTTGGTCATGCCAAACGTGGAACTAAAGTTATATACATTGCCGGCAACCATGATGAGTTTCTAAGGCCTTTTATCCAGTATAATATAGAGTTTGGTTTGATAGAAGTGGCTAATCAAACAGAACATATTGGTATAGATGGCAAACACTATCTCGTAGTACACGGAGACTTATTTGATGGTATCACTAGATTAGCACCTTGGTTAGCAATATTAGGAGACAAAGCATATGATTTCATTCTTGGACTCAATACTAGGATTAATTGGATTCGTCACCGTATGGGTTTTGGGTACTTTAGCCTTAGCCTGTTCCTTAAACAACGGGTCAAAAAAGCAGTAGATTTTATATTTCATTTTGAAAAGAATCTTGCCCAATATTGCAAGAAGCGAGGATTTGATGGTGTGATTTGTGGCCACATACATCACGCTGAAATCAAAGAAATTGACGGTGTGATGTATATGAATGATGGTGACTGGGTTGAATCTTGTACTGCATTAGTTGAACACCACGATGGTCGTTGGGAAATAGTAACTTGGACACAGGAGAGCGATGATGTTGCAGAATAAAATCACTATAGTGGTACCTTGTAAAAATGAACAAGATTACATTGGACATTTGTTAATGCATCTGCGCCAGCAAAACATAGGTAATACCAGAATCATTATTGCTGATTGTTCGACAGACGATACACGAAAAGTTATTCAAGCATTGAAATGGTCGTTGAATGTTGAAGTGATTGAAGGTGGCCCAGTTTCTGTTGCAAAAAATAATGGAGCCAAACTTGTCACAACGCCATATATACTGTTTATAGATAGTGATGTGAGATTTTTCTCCGATACAGTTATATCTGATTGTGTTGATGAAATAGAAAAAAACAATTTAGATTTAATTGGATTATATGTTAAATGTTATGATGGTGATAAAAGAGCACAAATAGGTTTCATGTTATTTAATGCAATTAACAATATGATGAAACATTTCTCACCTTTTGCAGTTGGTGCTTTCATGTTAACACGTACAGAGAAATTTCTTGAACTTGGTGGTTTTGAGGAAAAGCATGGAACAAGTGAAGACTTTTTCTTATCGCAAAAATATGATATCGAAAAATTCAAACTAATGAATCATTATTTTGGCCAAGATAGTAGAAGATTTGAAAAGATGGGATATTTTGGTATGGCCTGGTATCTCATTAAAAATTTTTGGAATAGAAACAACGAAAAATATTGGAACAATATAGATTATTCAAAATATTGGAAATAAAGGAAATCAAATGACAACAAGAGAAATAACAGCAGAGTGTAATAGTTGTGAATCTAGTTTTGAGGTAAATTATATGGAAGAACTAGTATCAGAAGATTTACCCGAGTTTTGCCCATTTTGTGGCGAACACATTGATTCATTGTCCGAAGAAGAATATATAGAGGATGATGAACTCAATGATGATGAAAAATGGGACTAAACTGGATATACGAAAATAAAGAATTTACGGAAGACTTAATTGGTGACAACTACGGATTTGTGTATCTTATAACCAACAGTGTGACGAACAAAAAATACATTGGTAAAAAGTTTTTCTACTCCTCAAAGACTAGACAAGTAAAAGGTAAGAAGAAACGTTTCAAAGTTTCTTCAGACTGGCAAACTTACTACGGAAGTAACGAGGAATTGAAAAAAGATGTTATAATACACGGACTAGATTCGTTTAGTCGAAAAATAATTCATTTATGCAAAAGTAAAGGTGAATGTGGTTATCTTGAGGCCAAAGAACAGTTTGTAAATGGTGCTCTGGAGACGGATGACTATTACAATTCATGGATTATGGTCAGAGTAAGAAAATCACATATTAAAGGATTGCAATGCTAGATTTTTTAAAAGATATTGTGGATTATGACGCATTGTTTTTTCTACCAATGAAAGAAGATGATGAGATAAACATTATATCAAATATATACAAAAATCCTGGAATACCAATGGAAGAAACACTTGTTGGGCCATGGTGGCACGTAATACTATTTCAAACCGATGAGGAAACCGGTAAAGTTGATAAACTTGATACCTTTGATGCGGTATTGTCGGATCCTAGAGAATACATTTCTGGATTAATACCAAACGGTTGGTATGGCATCATTGCCAAGAAAACCACGACCTCACCTGAATTTTACCAAGATGCACTTGACAAGTTTGCAGCAATGTAGTACAATACACATATCTTAAACTGAAAGTTATTATGATTCTTGTTGACCTTAACCAGGTATTACTAGCCGGACTGATGGCACAAATTGCCAGTCAAAAAGGTGTTAAATTAGAAGAAGGTCTTATTAGACACATGGTCCTGAACATACTCAGGACTCACCTAAAGAACTTCCGTGAAGAATATGGTGAGGTTGTGTTGTGTGCTGACAACCGTAAATACTGGCGCAAGGATTTCTTTCCTTTCTACAAAGCCGGCCGTAAAAAATCCAGAGAGAAGTCCGAGCTCGACTGGCATTTAATCTTTGATATGCTTACCAAATTCAAGCAAGAACTCAGAGACAATTTCCCATATAAAGTTATTGATGTTGATGGTGCAGAGGCTGATGATATCATTGGTACACTTGTGCCTCGTCATATCATGCACGAAAACGTTTTAATCATCTCAAGTGATGGCGACTTCTTACAGTTACAAATGTATAATGGTCGAAGTGAATTTACAGTCAAACAATACAATCCTGCACAGAAGAAATTTCTTATTTCCAAGAATCCAATGGATGAGTTGAAAGAGAAAATCATACATGGTGATAAGGGTGATGGCATTCCAAACATTCTTTCATCAAGTGATACCTTTGTCCGTGAAATTCGTCAAAAGGTGATGACAGAGGCCAAACTAACCAAATTCATGTCACAAGAATATGGTAACTATGAAGATGAAAATGCACGTATTGGTTTTTCACGCAACCAAACACTGATTGACCTGAGAAACATACCAGGTGACATACAGACCAAAATTATAAATACTTATGAAGAAACGAAGCCAGCACCTAAGGGTAAAATACTGGATTATTTGATTACAAACAAACTGAAAAGTTTAATAGATGTTATTGGGGAATTTTAATGAAATCGTTATATGAAGTGTTTGATGAATTTGAGTTAGCTAAGAATAAAAAAGAACGTATGGATGTAATTTCTAAAAATCTTACACAAACGTTAGTTGATGTGTTGAGATTGGCCTATCATCCTACTATACAGTGGAAAATAAAAGAATTACCAGAAAATTATAGAGTACCAACAGATATGTTACCTGGTATTACACATGATAGTTTAAATGGCCAGATTCGTAGGCTGTATATGTTTATGGTTGGCGATCCAACAGCAGAAAAATTAAATGAATCACGTAGAAATGAATTGTTGATTCAAATGTTAGAATCAATTGAACCTAGAGAAGCAGAAGTACTACTTGGTATCTTCCAAAAAGATTTAGGTGTTAAAGGCTTGGATTATAAATTTGTAAAAGAGGCATTTCCCGACATGTTACCATGACAAAAAAAGAAAACATAATTGTTATAGCTGGTGAGTATGATCCTTTAACTTATGTTGATTTTGCATTACTTAAAGCCTGTAAGGCCAAAGGTGATTGGTTAATTGTTGGTGTACATTCAGATTCATATATGGAATTATGTCGAGGTGGTGCAAAAAACACATATGACCAAAGAAGGGAAGTAATTGAAAGCTTTCCATTTGTGGATGAAGTTTTTAGATTCAATGATTTTGATGGAACTTCATGCAATCTATTAAAACTTGTTAAATTGTGTTATCCAATATCAAATATAATTTTTGTTTCAGAAAGAAACATGCAAGATATGCCAGAAGCACGTATTCGTGGCGTTATATTTACGACCTATGAGATTATCAAATAAGGAGATTAGTTAAAGTGTCTAAAGTTTTTGGAAAATTTCGTAATTATGATTACGAAGAAGGTGCGGACTTCCAACCTAGAAAAAAGAAGAAGTATGAGCAAAAATCCTCACGGAAGAAATCTAATTATGAAGATTATGATTTCAGAGGATATGAAGATTATCAGAAACCGGCCAGAAAAAAAGATAGACACTTCAATTAATCTTGTGTTGTTATTTTACAACATACCTATTGCCATGCAGTGAATAGTCGAGTATAATAAACATATTCGATTAGGAGATATATTATGTTGATTTATGTGCGTACACCAAAGTCCAAGAAAAAACTCGGACCAAAATCCGTTCGGGAACAGTATGAACAATGGTTAAAATCGCATGAATCCACAAAAAATATCAAAAAAACAACTTCTACATTTTTATATAAGTTGACTACACCTGCTGGACGTGAAACTGTACGTTATCCGTCACTAGATACAGGCCTAGGTGTAGCTACAAAGCCATCACCAAAGATTTATACTGGTGACAAAGTGATGGGAATTGCAACAATGCACAAATCAAATGCTGTACCTGTGTTTAACAGCGAAGAAGCAGTAGAAATTTCAAGAATGAGGCGCTAAAATGAGTAAGAAAATGAGTTTTGTTGTAAAACTACAACGTCCTGTGTGTCGTACACCGATTAAGCCGGTTCAAGCTCACAAAAATGTCGTAAAATATAGTCGTAAAGATGAGAAAAAGACAATTTTGTCGCAAATTGCTGTTGTAGGAGACTAAAATGTCGCAAAACACTGAGCTAAAACAAGAACCGCAAGAGCCTATTGACTGGAAATCTTTGGATGAGGTCACCCGTAAATGGGCCGTCATGTCCCAATGGGAAGATGACCAAGATTGGTACAAAAGAATGAAAGAATACTATGAATAAAGTATATAATGTTGAGGATTTATTCCAGGATATTCCTGGAGATCCCGGTAACGTCATGCTCACCTTTCCTCCAGAATTAATTGAAGAAACCGGATGGAAAGCCGGTGACAATTTAAATATTGAACTTATAGAAGGTCGGATTCATATTGAAAAAGTAGATGTTGTACCGGAACAACAAACCACTTGATTGTTAACAGTATGTGTGATATAATACAGTTATTACACAGGAGTTGTTATGGAATTAATTGAATCTAAATCATTGCTGGCGAAATTGATGGCTACTGAAAACCTTACAGTAGAACAGCGACCAGTACAAACCGCATCATTTAACGTAGAAACACGGGTATTGACTTTACCTGTGCTTGATAAGAAAATCTCCTCTTGTCTGTATGACTTATTTACAGGACACGAAGTTGGCCATGCACTTTATACACCCATGGACGGAATGATTAAAGCTAGAGCCTTGAAAATTTCTAAAGATGTAGCCAATGTAGTCGAAGATTCCCGCATTGAACGTAAAATCAAAAACAAATATCCAGGTCTTAAAAACTCCTTTGTCAAAGCTTATGGTGAATTGATGGAAAGAGATTTCTTTGGTATCAAAGGTAATGATATCAATGAAATGAACTTCCTCGACCGTATTAATTTGCACTGCAAAGGTGGTGCAGCTTTGCGTATCAAGTTTACAGACTTTGAACGTGAGTTGCTGGATGAAGTTGAAACCACTGAAACCTATGATGATGTGATTGATGTATCGAAGAAAATTTTCGAATACATGAAACAACAATTCGAAGAACAACAAAAAGAACGTGAAAAGAACAAGGCCGAAGAATCTGCTTCTGATGAAGATGATTTCGGAGAAGATGATTTCGAAACCACTGATATGTTTGGTGATGGTTTTGGTGAAGATGACGGAGATAGTGATTCTACTAAAGAAGAAACCTATGAGTTTGAAGATAGTATTTCCGGAGTTGAAGGTGATGAACCTGCTTTCAACCGTGGTTCTGGATCCCAATATCTTGATAAACTTAAAGAAGAACTGGAAGATTACATCCGTTCTTACACTGATGAAGCATACAAAGAAAATGAAAAGTTGTTATTTGATGGCAATCCAACATCATATGCTTATGTGAACATTCCACACATTGATCCTAAACAAGTATTTGACCATAAAGCTTTGTGGAAGTTTTACAAAGCAGATGAAGATGGTTACAATAAGATTAATCTTGAAGAATACATGAAGTTTCGTAAAGAGAGTAATAAGGTAGTTTCCTATCTTGTTAAAGAATTCGAACTGCGTAAAAACGCCGACCAAATGAAAAGAGCCAGTACTGCAAAGACTGGTGAAATCAATATGGCCAAGGTGTTCTCTTATAATTTCAATGAAGATATCTTTAAGAAGATAACTGTTGTTCCTGGTGGTAAATCACACGGACTTGTTATGTTCCTTGATTGGTCTGGTTCTATGGTTGACCATATGAGTAACACTATGAAACAAGTTTTTAATTTGGCTTTGTTTTGTAAAAAAGTCAATATTCCTTTTGAAGTATATTCTTTCTTGGAAGATACTGTACCTGAAAAGATGATTAATGTCAAAAGAAAAACTGGTGACTTGCATTTGCATAAGTATGGATTGGCTAACATTCTTTCAAGTAGAATGAGTAATTCTGAATTTACATATGCAGCTTCTGCTCTGGCATACATCTCGGGTTTTGGTAAAAGTTATTGTGGTCGAACACCATCTTGGTTCTCTATGTCTGGTACTCCTTTGAACGAAGCAATCATTCATTCAATGTCAATTGTTCCTGAATTCCAGAAAGCCAACAAGTTACAAATTGTAAACACAATCTTTTTGACTGATGGTGAGGGTAGTAATCTCCGTGAGTATTATGATTCTTCATTATATCCAATATTTGTAAGAGGTCAAAAAATGGTGATTCGTGATCCAATCACAAGATTTGAAGAAGTGGTTGATGTTGATATGAAGAATCAAACTGATGCTTTGGTTAGGCTTCTGAAAGCCAGAACCAAATCTAATGTTATTGGTTTCTATGTCTGTCATGGCCGTGACTTCAATCGTAAAGTGTATGAATGGTTTCCTAAACAATCGAACCAAGAAGTATTGAAGGCAAATTTCCGTAAAGATAAGTTTACAGTCTTGGAAACAACAGGATATGATGAGTATTATATTCTCCGTTCAGCTGGCCTAGATACTGATGAAGAAACATCTTTTGAAGTGAAAGATAATGCTACTAATCGTGGTATTGCAAGTGCTTTCACTAAATATAATGGTAACCGGATGGGTAGCCGTGTTATATTGAACAGATTTATTAAACTAATTGCTTAAGGAGATGAATATGGGTAGTGACATATATTCAGAATATTATGGATCCGGTAGAAAAGCTACTGTCACCCGATTAAGACGGGGTGGTGATCCTTTTTTTGATGCTTGGGAAGTTACTATGTATGTTGAAAACAGGGTTATTCAACGAAGCTCTGTACGTTCAGAAAATGAAGCTGAGGGTTTGGCTGAATCTTTCGTACAAGGTGGTGATGGCAACCAGATTTTGTTGAATGAGGTTATTAATGGATAAAAAGACCAAAGAGATTTTCTGTATTGCACAAGAAGAATGTGCTGAAGTAACACAGGCAATCTCAAAGATTTTCCGTTTCGGTTTTGATTCTGTACATCCAGTTACTAAGAGAAGTAATATGGAAAACTTGGAAGAAGAAATTGGTGACCTTTTGGCTATGATTGATATTATGGTAGAGAAATGTATAGTTTCTGATAGTAACATTAATGCAGCCAGAATTGCTAAAAAAGAGAAACTGAAAATCTGGTCTAATATTTACAAAGAGGTATAAGATGGAATACGATTATAAAGCATTTGAATCTAATCTAATCAAACTATTGGAAAATAGGACTCAGGTTCTAGAACCAGAAATTGGTGATAACATTTCTCCTATCAAATCCATTAAAATGGCCTTTGACGGTTATGGTGACTTAGAGACCGAAGTTGATGGTGAATATGTATATACAGAACATGGTAATGAGAACATGGAGTCTTATGTCGTTTATATACATAAAGATTCGGCAAAAAGAGATTTTGAATTTCCAGAACATGAAACTTTTCAATTCACCTTTGGTGGTATGATACAACATAGGCCAGCAGAAGAAGTTTGTTTATTTGCGTGGCATGAATTCATTGATAACGGTGATACTACTGGTTGGACATGGCACATCATTCCATTGGAAGATAGGTTATCAGACGATAGTACTATGACCGCCGAACAAGTGGTAGAGATTTTAGAGATTCTAGTTAATAGAAATTTCCCAGAATGATAACATTCTCATCAGGGATCACAATAGGTCCAAATTTATTAATTAACTTACCACGTCCAGAGTTTCAAGTAACCGGCGGTACCGTAACTACGAATGCGAATGGTTTATATACAATACACACCTTTACAGCAAATGGCACATTAACTCTTTACAGTACGCAAAATAAAACGTTTGATGTTCTTTTAGTTGGTGCTGGCGGCGGTTCTGTTCCGGGTACCGCAACCGGCGGTGGTGGTGCCGGTGGTGTTGCATACATACCTGGTATATCAATTTACGCTGGAGATTATGCAGTCACATATAATGTTTCAGTAGGTCAAGGCGTTGCTGAAGTCACCTATTACACCGAACGTGGTGGCCAAGGACAAAATAGTTCATTCTTAACATATAGAGCACTTGGTGGCGGTGGTGGCGGCAATCAAAACGGCAGCGGCGAGCAAGGTGGCTCAGGTGGCGGTGGAGGAGGTGGAAACCCAACAGGCACTGGCCTTGGTGGTGCAGAAAAACAATCAGTCCATGCTACTGGTGGTTTCGGTGGAAACGGTTTTAATGGAGGCAATTCTTTGTCAGGCGCAAGAGGTGGTGGTGCCGGTGCAGATGGATGGAACGGCCGTGCATTTGATATATCAGGCACATCGACATATTATGGTGGCGGCGGAGGCCGAGGCAGAACAAACGGTCAAGGCTCCGGTGAAACTACACAATCACTTGGCGGCGGTGGATGGGGTGGCGGCGGTGCTAATCCAGCAGGTTCAAATGCGACTGCCGGTGCACCTAATACTGGTGGTGGTGCCGGTGGTTGGGGTACACCTTCCGGAACACCGCTTGCTGGTGGTTCAGGTATCATCATCATACGATATCTAACTTAACATAAAGATAAAAAAATGGGAACAATAACATTTGGACCAGGAATAACAATAGGCCCAAGTATATCTGCTGGTATAGTTGGAGCACATGATGCAGTACTTACTGGTGGTACTGTTACAACTGTCGGTGATTATAAAATACACACATTTTTAACTAGTAGTTCGTTTTCTTTAACCGGATCTTCACTTGGTCCTAATGGATTAAATGTTGAGATATTAACAACTGGCGGTGGTGGTGCCGGATCAGGTAATGGTGGAACTCCTGGAACTAACAAAGGTGGTGGCGGCGGTGGCGGCGTTCAATATGTTTCATCACAAGCATTGGCTGCAGGTGTAACATATACTGTTACTGTTGGTGCCGGTGCAACATCTAGCACCACGTCTGTTGCACCACGTAAGGGTAATAATGGTAATAGTTCATCAGTAATTGGTGGTGCAGTATCAATTACAGCTGGAGGTGGCTCTGGTGGTTCATATAACATCACTGCAGGAAGTAGTACTAGCGGAACACCTCAATCATACGCAGGTGGTCAAAACAGTCCGTCAACCGGTGCCGGCGGCGGTGGTGCTGGTGGTTATTCTACTGGTGTCAATGGTGCTGATGGATATTCTTCTAACATTTCAGGCACAACAAAATATTATGGTCCAGGTGGTGGAGGGTTTACCTCTGCATTACAAGGTGTTGGTGGCGCAGGCCAAGCAGCCCTTGGTGGAGGTACTAGTGCAACAGCATATCTAGGAACAGCAGGTACTGCTGGTTCAGTAAATACTGGCGGCGGTTCTGGTGTTTCTACCACCCCAACCACTTATGCTGGTGGTTCAGGTATTACTATCGTCAAATATCGGTTTCAATAACCCTCTATTTCTTCCAGCGCTTCCAGACTATTTCATTTAAGGAACCAAAATGCGTAAACTATTTCTTCTATCAGCACTCCTGATAGGCAACACAACATATTCGCAAGAGGCTTTTAATCTTACGAAACAAGTAAAATGTGGTAATGCCGAGTTTGTGATGAGCCACTTTGCAGAGAAATTCGGAGAACTGCCTATATGGGCCGGCAAAACCAACTTTGGTACACACATGACACTGATGTACAACAAAGAGAAACGAACATGGACCATAGTGGAATATGAAGCTAAAATCGCCTGCGTAATAGGTTCTGGCGACAACAGTAGTAGTCCTGATTTAGGAATACCGACAAGTTTCTAAAAAATGCGTAAGTTAATTTCGTTATTGTTGTACACCGTCAAGAGACTGGTACAAATAGCAATCATTTGCTTATTTCTCTTGGTTGGTTCCATGTTCTGTGTTATAATAGTCGGCATAGGCTATGGTGCCATCAAAGAAACAATCAAACTTTATAATGGAGAGAAATCACAATGAGTTTATCACATACAGTACCACTATCAGAAAAAACATTTACACAAGAACACGTAGAACTTTCAAAGGCTTACATCAATCCAAAAGTTTGGCCCGGACTCTACAACAACAAAGTACTTAGTAAAAATTTTCCTGGTTTAAAATTTAAAGACCGCCGGGTTATGGCCATCAAAGATATCATATATGATATTCCAGAAGACCAACTGGACCAATATCCATTAATTATGCGGGGATTTGCTGTTAAAAATAAAATGATGGTACAATCGGCTCGTTCTAACGGCCGTGGTAATAAAGCACCAGAAGTTTGGGCAAGTATTCGCCAGAATGGTTATGTTCTTTCTCATATACCAATGGCCGCTTGTCTAATGATGGATAAGAAAGTATACTTCAATGATGGTCGTACCAGATTGGAAGAATTAATCGCACAAGGGTTCACTCACGCTCTCGTAGATTACTACGAATGTTCAGACTGGCATTCATTTGTTATGTTTTCTTTATATCGTAATCCAACAGAAAATCCACGTTCACCACAAACACTAAACGATGTTATTACAGGTGGTATTAATGAAGTAACCACTGGTCGCCTAAAAAATACACAAAGTGATATTGAACATTTTGTGAAAACTGTTACGAATGATGCATATGGTAGTCAAAAATTTGGAATGATAGTACAAGGCATCCAAGCAGGTAAAAAATCAACCTCACAATCATTCAAAGAAGAAGAAGCAAAATCTTGGTTAACAAGTATGGGTTATAACAATAACGAAAATGACAATGGTATCTATTACTTGGTTGTTTCTATTGAATCAAAAACTTCAACAATCTTGGCCGCTGCAAACGAATTAACTCGACTAAAGTCAATCGGTGTTCAAGTCAAGAAACTAAGATTGGTTATTAATCCAGGCACACTCAAAGGTGCTAATCCAGAAAAATCATGGAAAGATGGTGCAGATAGTTTTATTCAAACTCACAAAGAAAGTCTAAACGTAATTAAGGATTGTTATTTTAATGGTACTAAATTGGATAATATCATTGAACTTTACGGCATCATTCCATCAGTATTCTCGTTGGCTCAAGAATATCCATTAGACAAACTGGTGATTTTTGATAAAATCTTTAGTACACACCAAAAAACATTTCAGGATTTGGGACTCTCAGTTGGTATGACAGAATTAATTTATGGGCACAAAGAGGGTGTATTGCATGAGTGAAGAATCACAATACAAATACGAAGGACAAAAGGTTCCGTTTTCGCTTGCTGGATCATTCTCAATAACCGACTGGCCGAAAGCAGTGGGACATTGGGTAATATGTCCAGGAGCTTTAAAAACAACATTTGCTATGTACAAGAAACCTCTACGAATACAGATTTGGTTTACAGAGAAACTGTTAGGCTGGAAGTGGGAAGATGCAAAATGAAGTATTACTCAATATCATTTCCAGGTGAGTGTGGGCAAGATGTAGTGGAGACTTGGTCAGAGAAACAGATTCTATCTAGTGGTTGGTATAAAAACTGGATACTGATGATGGTGCAAGGAGACAAAGCACACCTGATTCATGACCAGTCTGCAATTGATGATTGGTGTGTAGTTCATTGGGCCGTTGAGGTTGAGAAACCTGGTTGGACTTCTGGTTGGACTTGAGCCGTGACACACAATCACAATCTACTTTGTCAGACCAGATCGTTGTATAATGAGCCTTATCATACGGTGAGACCAACCTTGGTGTACAGGATGGAACAATGGGATGGCATGGTTGCATGGTCTGAAAGAGAATTTGGTCCTGCCAGCGTCAGAGTTCCTGGTATAATTGGACAAACTGTGAAAATTCTACAACCAGGAGCTAGATACTATGTGGACCCCACATCGTTTTGGTTTAGAAATACCAAGGACCGTGACAGTTTTATAAACCATTGGACACAGGAGTTGAACCATGAATATATCTATTGCTAGTGCATCCGTAATGCCTGTACTTAATACCTCTGCCATGGCCGGTCGCAGAGTTGATAGAAATGAACAACTGGCGGATGAACACTATGATAAAATTGATGAATACTATGATGTCAAACGCAGTGATTGGCAAATGAATCGTGCAAGTTTTCAGGATCATGAAGAGGCCAAATATATTGCCGAAATCAATGCATACCTCAGCCTCAAAAGACGAGTAGAGTATGGTATATATCAATACGGTAAATTTTTAGGATACAACTTGGATGTATCCGTATGAGTAGACAATATATTGTTGCTGGTAACTATGTCCAATATCACCAATGGATAAGCGAGAGAATGATTCCATCTTCAGATTGGGTCTATGTATACGATAGCAGTACTATCAGAGGTATCAGAAACCCTACAGGCAGACTCATTGGTACTTGGTATGAAAGAGAGGATGCTATGGATATTCTGGTGGCTCTGAGAGTGGCATCGGATGTGAAAAATGAGAACCTTGAGAAGGCCTTAGTGTTGTGGATAGAATCGCAAACTGAAAAATCTGTGGGTAATGTATGAAAGAAACCATAGAGAACCTTGAAGAAGGTGTAGAGAGAAACACAGATAAAGGCTATGAGATTGGTACTATGGAAGAAGCACAGAAATTTTCAGAAAATCGTAAGATGGACCTGGAAAAAAATTTCGTGGATGCTTTGGAGGCCCCAGAAAATAAAAATTGAGAAAAAAGAGTTTGACCAGGTGGAGCTTTTTTAGCTAATCACATATCCACCACGCCCCCATCCTACCGGCTAATAGTCACCAGCTCAGCCACCAACACACACCAGCCAGCTAGTGACCAAAAAAAAGGACTGGGAGCAAAGCTCAACCAGTCCCGAAAGAAGCACGGTTTTCAGTGCCATACCTGTCCTGTATTAAGCGGCTACTGCCAACCTTATAACCTTTGCCATTTTGCGGCCGTGAGCAATATATCCGACAACTGGCACATCCTTAGAATAGCAAGCACGGCAACCAGCACACTTGCCGCCTGTAGTAGGCGCTGTGCAAGCCTTAACACCTACTGGCACAGGCATGTCAGCTGGTAAAATTGTAGAGCCATGCACGCCTACAGTGTACGTACCATCCACAGCATCGCTACTAGGGCGTACCATGACATTAGGCAGAGCAGCCATGTCAGCCAACACAGCAGAGAATTTAGGAAACTTGTGCATCCTAGTGGGCAACCAGTGCTTAGTATCTGGTGTAGCTACCATGACAGCGTACATTTTAACTGCCAATGCAAGGCTGTACATGTCGCCGCTGTCAAACCAGCGGAAGAAGCGCTGCTTGCGGAGGGCGAAAATCATAGAATCAACCCATCCAGCTTCTTGCCATGCAGCTTTATTGTCGGCACGGACTGCTTTTGTGCCTTTGAAATTATAGCAGCCTGTAGTAGCGTAGCACCCAGAGCATGCGTCCACCAAAACACCGGAAGCAGACAAGCTTCCAGGACAAGTCTCCAGAGCTTGCAGAGACCAGCTCAAAATATTATCGAGCTTTGAGGTTTTGGACAATTTATTCATTAGATTAATCCTACAATAGTATGAAAAGCGGCAATTGAGCAATCAACGCAGCTCTGGAAGAATTTAAGAGTAGCGCCGTGACACACAGCACCGAATAAAGAACCTGCAATAAACATTAAAATTTTCATAATTCGCTTTCGTTTTTTGATTTGATGGAAGGAGTATAACAGAAATGGTAGAAATGGCAACCTAGAACTTTTTTACTCCATACATTTGGTCAAGTACTGTGCCAGTAATTTTCCAACTGGCGGCCTCTGGGATCCGATCCCTTTGCCTTACATTCAAGCGCCGCTGTTGACACCGGCTTTTGTGGTACCAGCGTTCCTCGCTGGACTTGAATGGTTTAAATTGTCGAAACGCCTGCTTTGATTTTAGCAGCCAAATCATTC